GTTTTTAAAAGAAGCAATAAATTTATCTGGGGTAGATAGACAGAAAGATTATGGGGATAAAGTAGAAAACCATAGTAATATAGCTAGGCTATGGACAGCTTACCTAGATGTAAAAATAGAAGCTCATGATGTGGCAATACTTATGACATTATTAAAAATAGCTCGTACTAAACTTGGTGCAGTTAGTAAAGATACTTATGTAGATATGTCAGCATATGGGGCTATAGCAGGAGAAATTAAATTTAAAGAGGGGGAGAAAGAATCAGAAGGAGAGCGAAGGGGTAGAGAAACCGCTGAGCGTATTAAAGAAATAAACAAAAAACAAACGGAGAAAAATAATGAATAACAACTACATTTTAACAGAGGAAACAAGAGCAATTATACTAAAGTATATGTACACACGCCCTTACCAAGAAGTTGCACAAGCTATAGCAGTGTTAAGTAACTTGCCAAAATTAGACCCTAAAATAGACCCTACTTTTGTACAAGATAATGCAGCAAATAAAAAAAAGGCATAAAAAAAGAGAGCACGAGGCTCTCTTGTACAAACTTGAAGTTAAATTAAACAATGATGGAACTCTTGGCTTTAACTACGATTGGGTTAAGCCAGAGATTATAGTAGACCAACTAAAAAATTATGAATACCGATACACTATTTCTGCTATTGTTCGTCACTGTTTATCTAATGGGCATAAGCTAGATGAAGAACTAAATTATTTATTAAGGAACATATGAAAGAAAATATTGATAAAATACAGGCAAACATGCATGCTCCTTTTGGGCCAATGCTTATGGAATTTAAAATGCCTACGCCTTATATAGATATGTTAAATACATACGGTGATAAAATATCTTCCAGTGAAAAAAAATCTAAGCAATTAGATTGGTCGGATGGTCTTGTAGGTAACGTTAAGCAAGAACATAAAATTGAATCACATGTGTGGCAAGAAAAATTAGGAGAGTATCCTAGTCTTTTTAATTGGATGGCAAGCTGTTTAAATATGTATATGAAAACTTATATGGGGCAACAAGACTTAAGTGAAAATAAACCTGTTAAAGATTTTAAAACAGGTGATATTGTTGGGGTAGATTTACATAATAGTTGGATTGTTAATTCTATTGCAGGAGATTTTAATCCTCCTCACATGCACTCGGGAATGGTATCGGCAGCAGGATGGACAATGGTTCCAGAATCTGTTGAAAAAGATGAAGAGAAAGACCATGCAGGTTGGATAGAATGGTTATTTGCTGACCCACATCCTTTGGTTAATCCTAAGTTTCCTTTTAAACCTGTTGCAGGTAAGGTAATGTTTTTCCCCAGTTGGTTACAACATCAAGTATATCCTTTTCGTGGTAAAGGAATTAGAAGAAGTATATCATTTAATGTAACTCCTAAATATACATGAATGTAGAATTTTGGCAGTGGTGGATTTTAAGTATGGTGACAATCAATACAATAATTAATTCTATTGTATTTGTAGTAGGGCGTAAATTTAAAAAAAATAAAAAATGATAGAGTATTTTTATTATCTATGTGAGCGTTACGCAGGTAAGCTGAGTAATTGGGCATGGCATAAAAGATGGAACAAAAAAACAAGGAGAAAATAATGTCGAAAGAATCGCTTAAAGAAAAAATAAAAATCCACGAGGGGTTTAGAGATACAATATATTTAGATACTTTAAATAAAAAAACTATAGGTTATGGACACCTCATTGTGCATGAGGATAAATTTGTAGAAGGCAAGCCCTATCCTAAAGAAGAATTAGAAGTTTTGTTTGATAAAGATTTTGAGAAAGGTTGGGAGTTAATGATACGATTCTGTAGTGTAAATAATTTAAACGTATCTGAAGAGGCACAGGAAGTGCTCTGCGAAATGATATTTCAAATGGGATATTCTGGGGTAGGCAAGTTTAAAAATATGATTAAGGCTTTACAAAATAAAGAATATAAAATAGCAAGTATTGAGATGCTTGATTCACGTTGGGCAAAACAAACACCTAATAGGGCTAACGAATTAAGTCAGCACATGGCTAACGCTTAAGGTTGAGGGGGAATATAATCTTCCGTACTTTGCATTTCTTGTTGTTTTTTTAATAAAAATTTATTTAAATGATAATCCTTAGTAGGATTAAACTCTTCTTTATTTTTACTTAAATAATTCATAAGAGGTTTTACTATATGCTCTTGTAGTAGTGCCCTTGGGCCGGGAATTTCATATCCCATTATATTCATGGCAGGGAACAAAGAATATTTATCATCCATAGTAGCTGTACCGCTTGCAATTTTTTCCATAGACGACTCTCCTTCTTCTGGTCTATTAAAAAAACTTTTTTCTTTGCTAGGAAGCTGTTTATTTTTTAATTTAGATTCCATTTCCTCTGCAGTCATTTCAGATTCATAAGTAGGAATACCATAAGCTGTTGTTATAGTTTCTTTACCAGTAGCTTTAGCTAATAATTTCTCTTCTTCTGGAGTAATATAAGCAAGGCTATGATTTGTAGGGCCTGCATTTGATAATGAACTAAGTTCTTTAGACATCATACCGCTATTATTTTTTTCTTTTTTTTGTTGCCCATCTTTAAATGAGCCTTTTACGTTGTCATATACCATCGCCATATTAGCCTCCTAATGGGTTACTGTTTAATGCTTTAATTTCTTGTATTTGAATATCTTGAAGTTCGTTTTCTTTTGATACAATTGCAGTTTGTTTACTTAACTCTTCAATGTCTTCCTCTAACTCCCAAGCGTATTCTTCTAATTTTGTAAGAGAATCATAAATAGGTTTTGTATTAGCAGGTTTAGGTAGCATAGCTATCTCTTCTCTTATTTTAGCAATACTTTCTCTTATGGCAATATGAGCCTCTAATACCCACGTCATATCTTGTGGTTTAATTTTATCTTCTACAGTAGATACCCTATCTATTAACTCTACTTTTAACGTAGATATTGTTTTTCTAATAGGTGTTAAATCTACAGTCTCGTTAACTACAAATTTTTTATTTTCTATTTGGTCTAGTCGTAAATTAAATTGACCCCATGTATAAAAGCCTCCACCGATTGCTCCTATAACTCCTATGAGTGCCGCATATGTGCTAAGTTTTTCTACTATTTTCATTGTTTCTCCTCTTGTTGTAGTCTTAAGATGTCTTCTAGTTGTTCTATATCTTTATATATAGATTGTTGAAAATCTTGATTGTCGTCAATAAAATTAATATTATAAAATGTTCGTAAATATTCTTTTGCACTTTCACTATCGTGGTATTTTATATCCATAAATCTAGTTAAAATTTCATTGTACTCGCCTGCTAAAGATTTATCTCCATATTCTAATACTATACGCTCTTGGTTTTTTTTAATAGCTTCGTTTAAAAGGGGATTTTCATCAAATGCTTTATGTCTAAATTCATGCAGTAATGTTTCCACCCCATCTGAAGTATTCCATGGTGAAGCCATATACACAGCTTTATTTTCTTCTGTTAAACGTGGGCTAATTTTTATAATATCATCATATATTTGTTTTTTTATAATGGTGTCATTATTATCTATGTTATTATTATCTAATGAACTTAAATTATTAGCGTACATACCTTCAGCATCTAACCAATCTGTATCACTTTGCACTACACTTTTTACGTCATACGCAGAGTTAGCAATTGGGTCTATTGCCCTTTTATCAAATAGCTCTTGTAAAAATTGATTGTTTCTTTCATCAGCTAATGGCTGTGGCCCACTTGCATCATACAATTGAATAGGTTTTAATGCTTTTTCTGTTTGTGTATTTACATTATCCACCATTTTTCATTGCCTCCAGTTCAGCTAATATTTGTCTTTTCTTCATACTAATTTGTTGTATTTTTCTGTTGTATACTTCAACTACATCATTAAATGTATAACTATTTAATGTTACACCAATATAAATTTTCTTATCATAAATTCCTAAATCTATTTGATTAAAAAAATCTAAATTAGTGTCTGTATATATGTCTTTCGACTTATAAAATTCTGTTTTAGTGTA